GCGCATGAGCTTGTCCATGCTTGTCACCCTAACGATGGTCACGGGAAGCTGTTTAAACGCACTGCTACCGCCATTGGCTTAGAAGGCAAAATGACCGCCACAGTAGCGGGTGAGAAATTCAAGCTCTGGGCTTCGCCTGTTTTGGAAAAGTTAGGCATTTATCCCCATGCTGATTTGATCCCCTCAAATGCCCAAAAGAAACAATCAACCAGAATGTTGAAATGTGTTTGCCGTGATTGTGGCTATACAGTTCGTGTTGCGGGTAAGTGGCTCAATGACATGGGTGCGCCTCATTGCCCAGATCACGGAGAGATGGCAATCTCTTAACAGTTTAGAGGGAAGCTCGAAAGGGCTTTTCTGTGTACTGTTGCACAACTTTGAAAGGCTTAAATTATGTCAGTTATCACTAACCCAGATCACATCGCACAAATTCGCATTCTCACCTTGCGCCAAGCTCTCAAGCTCGAAATGATGGGCATGAAAAGGCGAGGGGGTCAAAGCGCTTATGCAATCCTCAAAGCCGAGGGTTACAAAGGTACACGCCAAGCAATCTTTGACCAACTCACAGAACAGAGAGCCGAGTGGCTTGGTGAGAGCGTTTAAACAGTTTCTCTTGAGCCACTGTGACAGAGTGGCTTTGGATGCACTGTTGCATTATTTGAAAGGCGTTAAAAATGACTTACGATTTAGAAAACATGGTTCAGGCTTCCCGTTGGAATGCTCTACACAATGCGGCAAAGACTATGCGTGAGCATGGCGGTGGCTTTGCGGGTTCTATGGCTGAGGCTTGGCAAAAGGCAGATAAAACAAATAAGACCAGAATAGAAGAAGCATTCCCTGATCTGTTTTTCAGGTTTATGAGTGAGGCTGATCGCTCTTACTTTGGCGACAAGATTCACTGAAAGCGTTTAAACATCATGCAAACTTATACTTGGAAATATTTAGTCTGCTCAATGGCTATCACTGACCTTGCCGATCTAGAGATGAATGGATCAATCCCTGATGATTGGAAATTTACATTCAAAAAAGGCTCAACGCTTTACGATGAGGTGGGTTCAGCATGGCGAGAGAGATCAGAAAACACAGTGTATTTGTGCCATAAAAATGCGCCCGACTCCAAACAGAGATGGGTTCACCCAGATACGATGATTGACGTTTACAAGGTGTCACTATGAAAAACATAATTTACGATCTGTTAGTTTGTGTTGGCTTGGGTCTTGCCCTCTGTGTGGGTCTGATGGCTTATTTCGACATCTTGGTAAAGTGAAATTTCAACGTGTAGATCATCCTCTGGGTGGTCTATTCGGTGCAATGTCGCATCATTTTATAGGTGTTAATCATGTCAGCTTTTATTGTTTCCGACTCCCACATCAACGCTCTGGTTCGCTATGCCTCAAGGCATAAGGTGGGCGTTTCCTATGGCGCAACAGTAATGCGTTTAAACGCTTTCGGCAATGAGCAAGCGGTGGCTCAGATACTTTTTGAGGAGAACGTGAAAAGCGTTAATTGTCGCTACGGAGAGAGCGAAACCACGCAGATTGATTACGACCGAGGCGCACCCATTCTTACGGCTATTCAAGCGATCAAGGCGGCTCAGTGCTTGCGTTATCAATCTTGCGAACATCCAGACTTTGAGGACTCTCTGGCTTCTAAGTTTATCGAGGCAATCATCGCCAACGCAATCCCTGACCTTGACGGATACAACACGGCTCAATGGGCTATTTATGACAAGGTGTCAGCATGAAAAAGTTTGAAGTTCAATATGTACGAATCGAGCATCAAGTTTATTTTCTTGAGGTGGAAGCTGAAGATGAAAGTGATGCAGAAGATGTAGCGCACGATGAATTTACAGGAAGCGAGAACTATAAAGTTGTTCACGCTGAAGAGTTTATTCAAGATGTAAAAGAATTGGTGGTAACAACATGAGAAAGCCTCCAAGTGGGTTCAAAGCCCGATCATTTGACGAGCGAATCTGTGATTTAGACCATTTGCAATTCACGCACAAGAAACGAGCCAAACGAGGGTTTTATTATTGGTCAGAGAAAAACCCAGACCAAATATTGCACGAGTTTCATTTGTCAGACTATGCCCGATCCATATCGTTTAAACAACTTAAGGTGAAAGCATGAAACATTATCTTTTTTTTATCCCATCATGGATTCATCGTGCATGGACTCAACACGGATATGACAAAAAAGACGCAATCAAGCGTTTTAAACATCAACATGGCATTGTCAGAATGCCAAATGGTTACAAAATTTGGGAGAAGAATAAATGAACAAACAAGACATTCAAAACCTTGCAGAAAATGCTTTGCATGAGGCTTGCCGACACATTCAAGACGCTATAGGCGTGAAAACTGGAGACACTGCGGGTATGTTTTTCTGCGGTCAACAAGAAGACGAAATACACCAAATTTTTTGTCGATATATTGAAACCGAGTTAATGTTTAAAACAGAATGAATTGGAAAACAAAATGACACAATTACAAGCACTCACAAAATGCCTAGTTTTGGCGATAACTGCACCAGATGACCAGAAAGCTCAACGGGCAAGCGAATTGGCGGAAGAAATAGCTAGAGGGTTATCGGTTGACCAAGTAGAAGATTGCAAGGCGCAAGCTCTTGAATTGGTGGAGGCTCTATGACTTTTAGAACCTTCCTCATTGAGTTTTATCCATACCCTGATTGTGTTCACGCTGAGTACGATGAAACAAGCGCAGAATCTTTAGAGGATGCGGTGGCAGAACTTAAAAAGTATCACCCAGACGCTGAGATTTTGAACACCTATATACACACAGCGTGTTTAAACGATCTATGATTTATGCGTGTATTGCCTTAATTTTGCGAATACTTGGCGGGAAACGCTAAACCCTCAAGCCCTCTTAGGAGGGTTTTTTCTTGTCTGGCGTAGGTTGGGATGGGCAAGCCCTTAAAAGAGGCTAGAAAGGGCTATTAGAGCCTTTGGTGGGCATTTCCTCGCACAATCTGCGGATGGTTTCATTCAGTGCGTCTATTTCTTCCATCTTGTTTATAGCCCAAGCCCTTCGTTGACCATGCCATCCCATTACAGGGTTGCGGTGGCAATCTACACATAAAGCAATGCAAGTGTATTGCAGACCTTGTTTGTAATGGTGGGCTTCGCTAGGTGGTGATGCTTCACAGACTGAACACGGCAAAGACTTGACCCTCGCAAGGTGTAGCCTCTCCTTTGCGTTCAATTTGTTGTTCATTGGGTGGCTTTTACTTCCATTCTGGCAGAGTATTGCTCTGTGCGCCACACTTCAATTCGGGCTTGTGCCGCAACCATAAGGTAACGAAAACGCTCTTCTTTCTCCACAGCTTCCCTGATTCCTTCTAAGATTTCAATGTAATCTTTGTGAGCATAAGCAAAGGTTTCTTGTTTACCAAGAACTTCTGTTCCCGCTTGGCTCATCAGTTGAGCCTTGCGTGACTTTAGAAAACCCTCAAGAAAGATTCGACTAGCTTTAGCCTTGCTATAGGGTTCTGCTGTGTCAATCAAGAATTGGATTGCTTTGGTGGGTTCGTTCATACACTCTCGGTTTTATAGTTCAGTTTATGGTGCTGAAAACGCATTGCCGCCTCGCACTCCATCTCTTTAAACTGTTCGTCAGAAAATAGCCCAATGACGTTTTTTCCCTCAAACCAAACCTCTTTTATGGACTCGTTGTAAGTGCCATCCTCGTCTGATGAATACTCATAAACGATTGTTACGATTTCGCTACCCGCACCTGTGGTGGTGTCAAATTCCCAAGTTGATTCCATGATGTGACTCCTGTTAAAAATTAAATGTTATTCCTGTTTTGGAATGTTTGGAATAGGTGTTTACCCTATGGTAGATACTCTTTTACGCAAATATCCACACCCGACAAGGTTGAGTAAACTCTGGTGATGTGGTGGTTGACGATCTGGCAGTCATCCATATAAACGACCCCATTCATTGCGTCTTCTACGCTCTTGAGGACATTACTAGAATCTGGTTTCTTCATTGGTTGCTCTGAGCCGTTTAAACACTCTTGCACCTTTTTCTTTGAGAAAGATTTAGGGATCGGGACTCGAATGTAGAGATACAGACTTACAGGGGTTTCTAAAGGTTCGGAACTACCCATTGCCTCGATTGCGGCATCCTTGAGTAAAGCCTCGTAGTTTCTTGTTTTGTCAGGGGTGTAAGTCTGGACAAAGTTTCCTCGCCTAGCGTACCTTGCTCTTTGTTTGCCAACAGGATCAGCATCCAACTTAAAAGTCACCATAAAAGTCATAAAAGTGTCCCATCCCGCATTTTGTTGATGTATTCTCGAATTCGATCTCTTGCACCAGTGCCATAGATTCGCTCGGCTCGTTCCAATCTGGCTCTAATGAGGTCACGATTCTTTGACCACTCCCAATTTCGATATAGCTCTCTTGCTTCTGCTTGCTCAAGGATTACTCTATCGCTTGGGTTCTCTGTGTTTCTTCTACTCCAAGTCACCAGTTAACTCCAGTGCAATATTGATAAGACGTACGGGATATGGTACGCCTTCCTTAACTCTGTCTAACAATCTCATTGCTTCAAAGTAGTTCATACAAATAAAAGTTGTTGGGTTTTTACAGTTGTTCCAGAGTCATATCTCTGAGTGTCGCCTTTGGGATACGGCATAACTTCGTATTTCAGCTTTGACCGCATGACCTTCTTGTCAGTCTTTGACCCGTGAAAGATGATGTAACGATGCTTCCTAGATCGTTCGACATAGTAAAAATCATCACCATGAAGCTCTTTTATCTCTGCCAAGGTCAAACCATCGCCAATGGTTTTGGCGTGTTTATGCTCTTGACCTTTGATTGTCCAATCAATTCTATTTGCTGATAAACCCGTGTAAAGGAAATTGGTGGCTTGGTAAACGTAGCCAACATGACCTTTGCTTGTGTCAGCAAACGAAACCACAATCATTGGTTTTGGCAATAACTTGATTGAGTTCGCAACAAGGAATGATGCTTCGTTTTTGTGGTTGTCCAACAAACAGACTCGGTTTAGTTCTAAAACTTTATCTGAATATTCTTTGCCACAGATTCCCATGCAAAGTGGTGGTGAGGCGGGAATCCCATAAGTCACTACACCAACCAGAATGTCATCTTTGTAAAGCCCAAACGCAAACATTATTTGTGGCATACGCTTGGCATAGTGTTTTTCAAGCAACCAAGGCTCAACCTCAAAGTTGTTTATTGGCAACACTTTCATTCAATTTCAGGAGATTGAATTCCTGTCCATCTTTCTGTTTGTTGCTTAATCATGTCAGGCAATAAATTTAAAAGTATTTTTGTCTGTTCAGGGCTTATCAAAAACTGAGTTTGATGTCCACACTCAAAACAATCTTGTTTAAACACTAGATAACCAACATCTGAAATGTAAAACTCTGTTGGATAAGAATCTAAAAAGTTCATGCTTTTCTCCTGAAAGAATTAAGAATTTCTCGCTCTGCCGCTGTTGGTGGGCGAGTTGTTTTTGCATCAGCCTTGATCTTCTCAAGCTCTGGGTCAGGCTCATTTGATGGTGGAACTGTGAGCCTTATGTTGTCAGCGGGGTTTCCTTTTTTCGCAACCCACTCTGCTTTGAATGCTTGCCAACCACGAACGATACATTCCTCTAAGGCTTTCTCAAGTGTCCAACCCGCTAAGTTGGCTTCCTCTGAAATCTTGTCTATGGCTCTTTGTGTTATCGGGGCTTTCTTGGCTTTCCTCAAAGATTTGAATTCTTGCCAAACAGAATTAGAAACACCGCTAGGTGGTGCAACGCTAGTTGTTCTTTTCTGTATCTGTTCTGTTTCTGTATCTGTATCTATAGCGTTACTTGGGCGTTTCTGTAACGTTTCATCAACGTTACTTACCTGTTTCTTTTTACTACGATGCTTGGCAACCCGCATGGTGCTTGAGTCTGAGACAAATTGACGTTTATCCCAATTTAGAAGATTCCAATGTTTGTCAATGAAATTCTTGCTGATAAACAGTTGCTTAGTTTCATCTAATTCATCTGTGGATAACCTAAGTTGAAACGCTATCTCTGTTTCATGTAACGTTTCAAGAACTTCGCTACATCGGAGGCACATAAGCATGACATAACGTCTTTGCATAGCCTCTGAAAGCATTTGAATTTTCGGGTCGTGTGCGAACTCTGAATAGAGCCTAAACCAAGGATTAGCCATAATGTGTACCGCTTTTTAAAACCACCCTTTGAAGGAATTGCCAGCAGGAGAAGGGTTAACTCTTTTCGGTGCGCTCATGACTTCGCACCTAGCTGGATTCCATAATATCAAACTAATTCTACTTTGTAAACTTAAATAAATTGATTATTTGTAATTTCATTTGTTGGTTTTCTGCCAAACAAACGAATAGCTTGGTTGTTCATAGAAGCATACTCAGACTTAGTGAAGATACCTTTTGCGTTTCTAATGTCAAACGGGTTTAGCAGATCACGAGGTTCTTCTACCTTTTCAACCTCAACCATGTGTGGCTCTAGGGTGTACTTACAAACCCAAGAACGTCCTAACTTAACTTTTTCAACTGTAATCTTTTTCTTGCGAAATAAATGTTTGCAAGCAGCCACGATATGTAGTCTTGGGATGCCTGTCAAATCTTCTATTTGGTATGAATTTAGCGATCCATTTTGCAGACATTGGATGATGGCTTCTTGGGTCATTTGTAAAGGTTCTCCAGATTGATTTTGCGGTTTAGGTGTAGTTCTAGTGTTCTGCCAATTAAAGCGGTCAAAGTAGCCTCTGTGTCCTCTGGTAAGTTGGTATAAGCGTCAGCCATTGTCTCTGCATAAGCAAGCAAGGTTTCAGCACATTGGAGTTCAATTTTTTCGATGTTCATAAGAGGGAAGAGAAGGGAAAGGGGGGACAGAGGGACTATTTATTAATAGGACAAGTCTTTTTAGATTAGCATAGAAAAAAAGTGATGTCACTAGGGGTAAACACCTATGTAAAAGGCTAAAAAGGTGTGGCACATTAAAGGCGTTGGCAAACTCTCAAGCGTGAAGTCCATCATGTTAAAAAGTTGCAATGACATAAACTCTGCCAACAGTCACCATTAGGTGTCATGGGAGTACAAATTGCAAAAACGGACACTTTTAATAATTTAACAGGAGTAAATATGCCGATTCTTAATGGAAAAAATGTTGTAGACCTAGAAGTAGATGGAGTAGATAGCAGAGATTTTCCAGACTTCTCTGATGCCTACTTTTCAGGTGGATGCTATGAAGATGGAACACCATTGACAGAAGATGAGTTGAATAAGCTCACCGATCTGGCGGGTGATGTTCTGTGGACAATGGCTTATGAAAGTTTCCATTGAAAACACTATTCCAAACCTATGTGTCAGAGTTCTCAGACATACACTACTGCCCCTATTGCCTGGCAATCAAAGGGGATAAAATAGTTTGCTGCCAAGAAGCAGACTTTATCGAGTTCAAGGATTTATATCCTGAACAACAAAAAGAGATTATTCAACAAGAGTTAGATGAAAATCAAAGGAGTTAATCATGGGTGTACATAAAAAGCTAATGGAGGCAAGGTTACTCTTGCAACACGCTCCACTTAAAAAGTCGGG